AGCAGATGTTGCTGGTGCTAAGTCATTGTAAAGTGAGAATACAACGCTTGAACCTGGCATCGCCTGCTGCACTGGGCGCTTGTCAGCCACTGCACGAATCATTGGCTGGGCACGAAGTGCGAATTCTACATAACGGTCATACGCTGTCTTGACGAGTCCGCCAAGCGAGGTAGTGTCGTTATATGCCATGTGTTCACCTCCTGGTGATTGGTTGATGTTTGTTGGTTAATTAAAATCCAAGGAGTGCATCTAGGTCCTCTTTAGTTTTAGCACCTGCAACCTTGGCGAACATATCCTCATCAATATCTGGCATTGAGCCACTTGATACGACATTGTTCATACGGTGTTGTGCTGAGAGGTCTGGACCCTTTTGTGTTGGCGCTTCATTTGTTTGAGCGGGCTGTACACCAAAGACATCTCCGTATTCATCTACCCACGCAGCAATAGCCTCCTCAGAGGTATCTACATCTTGTGGTATGAATACTGCAATCTTTGGGTTTAATCCCTTTGCCTGTAATACATCCTTGACAGTGCGTTGACGGGTCTGTGTTTTAAGACCACTCAACTCCTGTTCTAGTTCTTTTGCACGCTTTTCAAGCGCACGATTTACCTTACGGAGTTGAGACACCACATCTGTTGATGTGTCAATGTCATCTTCGTCATCGAACTGGTAATTTGTAGGCATCAGCCTATCTCCCTTGTTAGTAGTTGTATTCGCAATCCACAATGAAGTTCGGGGAAACTAAATTGGCTATTGCTCCTAGACTTGTACGCCCCCGTGGGCTAGTCGGTCACGGTGGGGATTCTTTTATATTGCTGTTGGTGTTGAACGAAGTGATGAGCCAGTAATTCCTGAACCACCACCAAAGCGAGCGCCTTCACGCTGTGCTCTTTGTTGTGATGCAAGGATTGCTTCTGGACTTCCTTCGATAACAGCCTGTAACGCTTCATTCTCATTGTAAACTTCGCCTTCAATTCCTGTAAGGCGTGATTGAGTTTTGCGTAATTGTGCTGCTTGACCAAGTGCTGTTTGCATTTGTTGTGCTGATAGTTTGGCGTATGCTTCTGTTCCAGCAATCTGTTCTGCCTGAGCAGCAGTAATGCCTTCTAACTTAAAGCCCTTTTCACGACCAAAGCCAACAAATTGTGCAGACTTTGCTTGCTTCTGGAGAATCGCTAATGCTCTATCTGGGTCAAGAACATAGGCTGTAATGCCACCTTCTCCAATATTGTAAAGTTCTTGTAGTTGTAACTTGACACCTGGAGACATAGCGCGAGACAAGTCCTGACCTACTTGCAAGCGGTCTTGGTATTCTTTTGGAGAAACTAGATTTCCAATAAGTTTTCCAAAGTCATCAGGAGTATCATAAAATCCTACAGGGATTTCAAAGAAGCGAGCAGTTGCTTCAAACGCTTTTTCATTTTTAATGTACTCATCTTCGGTAATTGTTTTACCTTTAGCGCGTAATGCTTTCATACCTGGAAAACGCAACTGATATTCTGGTTGTTCATAAAGTTCAAGAAGTACTGCTTCCTCAGAAGCATCTTCCATAATTCTCTTATTGATAAAGCCAGCAAGACTTCCTAAGCCAACTGCATCAAACATTGCCTTGAGGCGGTCAGATGCTTTTGTTTTTGTAGCAAATGCTGCAGCAGCAGCCTGTGCTTTTTGTTCAGCAACTAAAGCATTAGTCTGTGCAGTAGAAGCAGCAAGGGCTTTAGCAACGGCTGCATCTACATCTGCCTGAGTAAGACCTCTTGCACCTGTGCCACTAGTACCACCCGTTCCACCCGTGCCACCAGTTCCTCCTGTGCCTCCAGTGCCACCTGTACCACCAGGTTTAAAATTAGGAGTTCCAGTGCCTGTACCGCTTGTACCGCCAGTACCATCAGTAGTTCCATCGGTACCAATTAAATCAATAGAGTTAGTGCCATCAACTTCCCAGCCAGTAATCTGCCCATCATTATCTCGAATAGGCTTTGGCTGTATAACTAATGTATTTGCATCTGAAACTTTACCAGTTTGTGATGCTCTTGTTGGTCCACCAACTTGACGACCACCATAGATGGCAACATTTTCTTCTGTACGAGGAACACGAGTTGGTCGCCAGTTACCGCTTTTTGTTCCACCAACCCAACTGTAATAAATAATATAGTTGTTATCACCCAATGTCTGAGCATCAGGGCGTTGGTCTGGGTTCTGCAATGGGTCAGAAAAAGTTGCTTCTTCTCGGTCAATTCTTGCTGTTTCTTCACGCTGAGCGGTTATGTACTCACGCTTTTCTGTAGCGGTCATTGCCTTTTTTACATCGGCAGGCAAGTCCGCGTAAGGAACTGCTGCTAACTCTCTTGCAGCAGCAATAGAGGCAGCCTTCATTTCAGCATCTGTTATTTTGCTGGTATCAGTGCGTTCAGTAGATACAATTTTTGTAGGTTGTTCTTCGCCGTCAACCCTCATAATGTTTGGGTCACCAAATCTAAACATTAGATAGCCGCCATTCCGAACTTAGTAAGAATTCCAGTACCCCACTTGTCGTAGGTCTTTGTAGCATTTTCTGTGTACTGCCAACGCTCATCTGCTTTGATAAGTTTCTCAGCATCCCATGCTGGGCGAGCAACTACCTTGCCAGTTTTCTCATCAACCATAGTAAAGATTTTTCCGTCTTTCCATAGTGGGTCATTCCAGTCAAGGTCATCCTCACTCATTTCAAGAAGGTCAGCCCACTTCTTACGCTGTGATGATGTTACATCCCAAAGGGTACGACCTACTGCAAAGTCATCGGCAAACATTGGATAAAGCAAAGCCTGCTTATCACGAATCTCTTTTTTAATCTGGTCTGGTGTCGTACGAGAGCGTAGTCCACCTTCGGTTACTTGACCAATAAGACGGCGCTGGTAGTCTTTTTTGGTTGTATCGCTTAAAGTAAATCCCATAAGATTGCCATACTCAGCCAAGTCTTGTACTGCTTTCTCATAAGCACCACCACTGATTTTATTAACAATGTCAGCATTGCCAATGATTGTATTCTCAATGTAGTCCTCATCCCAGCCATTAAGGAATGATGTCTCTGCTAAACCTTCTAAGTAGTCAGCAACAGTTGGGTCATTAACATCTAAACCAATGGCTGTAGCAAGACCAGAAATAGTAATCTTGTACTGGTTAACCTTTTGGTTATAGTACTTCTCACCAAACTTGTAGCGTGAAGCAACATTTGCAGCAACAGTTGGTCCATTGTCCAGGTACCAAGAACTGCTGGTAATCATATCTACAATGGCATCAACAGTTCTATTAAAACTGCCGTCTGGGTTGCGTACTGAGTCGTAGATATTTCTAAGTTCAGGGACATTCTTAAGAAGGTTGACAATCCAAGTTGTCATTGATGGTATAGATTTGTCACCTTTACCTTGACCAAATGGGTCTGCTGCGCTTGCAGCGTTAATACCTTGAATAGTTGTTGTATCTACCATTATGGTCTAACCCCCAATGCCTTCTCAAGTGCTGAACCAAACACATTTGCTGTTTGGAATTCTGCGTATAGTGGGTCTTTCTTAGCAAGTTCTAACGCGGCAGCAGCAGTCTCTGCTTCACCGAAACCTGGTGTAGTTACAGGTGTCATCTTGCCCTTAATCTTCTTGTACTCAGTCTTTGTAGGTGTTGCCATTTGACGAGCCTTAATGCGCTCTGCAAATGCAGCAGCCTGCTCATCGCCTACAACAAGACCTGCCTCTTGTTCTCTGGCAGCCTTGTACATAGCCTTAACATTTTCTTCTTTAAGAAGGTTGACCTGGTATTGAGTAGAGTAATCTTTGCCTCCACCTCCACCGCCCCACAGTCCGCGCTGGATGTCAAGTAGTTGGTCAGGAGTCAATTTCTTACCCTGACGATTCATCTCCTGTGAGTATTCTCCCCAGGCTTCCCATTGTTTCTTAAGTTCAGGTAATCCTGCACTTGCACTAACTACACCAGCAGATACAAGTTTTGCTTTCCAAGCAGCCAAAGCCTTTGGGTCTGAAATAGGAAACTGATTCTTCCACTCTGTTAATGGAACAGATGTTTTATTTGGATTAGGAACAAATTGTGAACCTACATATTGACCACCAGAACTTACAGACTTTCCAGTGTAAACACCGTTATCTTCACCTAAATCAACAGTACCACTATTCAAAAGTGAACCAATAGTAAATTTTGGATTTTTCATGATTTGCTGAAAAACAGGACTTTGCACTACGCCCTCAATATTAACTCCTTGAGATTGAGCCGTTGCTAACGACAGCATCATATTTACCTGAGCCGTTGCATCTGGAGTTGCATCTTCCTGTGCAGTTGAGTCTCCGCCACCAAAGAATCCTTGTTGAACACCTAAACCAGCAGCGCCAACTCCACCAACGCGAAGCGCTGTTTTACCTTTAGCAACTTTTCCACTTGGTTGGCGTGCAACAAGAGTTCCTGCAAGACCACCAACAGCCTTGAGTCCTTTGCCTATTTTTGTTGCAGCAGCCTTGGTTAATAAACCACCAAGCATACCGCTTTCAAGTATCTCTGGGTTATCAACAATTTGTTTTGCGGTAGCACGAAGTCTGCTCTCTGAAAAACTAGGATTTTCTTTTTTAAGTATCTGATATATTACTTTTTCGTCCATAGTCCTATCCCAAAGTCACAGGGTCATTTTGCAAGAAACGGTTATAGAAATCTTCAAACTCACCAGAGCCTTGAAGTAGTTGAGCGATTGTCTTATTCCACAAACCATCAAGGTCTGCATTATCTTTTGCCGCAAGTGTTGATGCCATTCCGTATGCTTTACGGCTTTCCAACTCTCGTGCAATTTGTGTGCGTACATTTAGATAAACAGCCATAGCCTGAACTACTTGGCGCTGACCATTTTCTTTCATCCATGTAGGGTCGCTTAACATTGTACGCATTGAGTCCATACGATAGACCCACTTACCTCGGTCTACACTAAAGTAATCCACAGCCCAATCTTTATTACGACTAGTCAGGTCAGCAACCATCATCTGCTTAATAGCCTGCAACTCCTCAGCACCTGATTCACTATAAGATTCGTAGCCTTGTGCAAACAGTTGTGAGTTAAGAAGGTTCATGTTCTTGCGGAACTCAATCCAACCCATCTTCACATTAGCATCCTTCTTCAAGTCTGCTGGGTTACGGCGAGTACGATAGTTCTCTGTAGAACCAGGAACAGGGGCATTGCCATACTGCCATGCATAAACTGCTTCTGAGAAGTCATACTTGCCATCAGGGTCATTGACTAAGAAGCCAATCATTTCAGGTGTAGTCTGACCAATCTTGCCAATCAAGCCACCGTACTTCTGGATGTTCTTAAATGCAGCCTGTGATGCAACAGCACCAGTTGGGTTATATGAGGCGCTAACTAAAGCAGGACCCATTTCAGGGTACATCTCAAGGAATAAAGCCTCTGCATCTGCACCATAAACTTGTTGCAAACGGCGGAACTGTTGAGTATAGAAACTCAAAGTTGAGTCATACTGTGCAGCAAATGGCATTACCAAGTTAGAAAGAATCCTAACTCTGTACAGGTTATCTGCTAATTCTTTAATCTCACCTAGTTCAGGTAGTGTATTGCGCTCGCCAAGGTTAAAGCGAATTAACTCATAGCGGTAAACAGTGTTGAATGTACGGCTCCATGCTTCATCTTGACCCTGCAAAGAAATAAGTTTCTGTGCTGCAGGTGGAAACAGTTGGCTTACCATTCTTTGAATAACATCTTTGCTTGAGCCTTGTGGACCAAATGGAAGAACTGGTAACACGCTTGATGTGACTATATCTTCTAGGTCTGGCTTCATCAAAACTAATTCATTAACTGGAATAGTTACGATAGGACCAAATCCCGCAAGTGCTTCACCTTGGAACAAGAGGTCAAGGCTTCGAATTGGAATAGACATCTGTGTTCCAGATGAACGCATTGCCTCTGCCATTCCCTTGCCCCACCCTGGAATAAGGCTGATTGTTTTAATCGCACCTTCTGGCATAGGTAGAACAATCTTGTTGTCATAACTAAACTCAGTAGTTGGGTTACCATCTTGGTCAACCACATTTGGCTGGTTACGCAGAGAAGAAATAACCTGTCCTGCACGGGCGACAACTGCTGGATTTTCCTTAGTAAGTCCATACCAACGGCGGATAGTGTTTTCCCATGCGTTAAAGAACGGCATAATGAAACGCATTTTTTCGCCTGCGTATGACTTGCGAATAATGGTAAAGAGTGTGCTATTAACTTCTTTGCGTGTAGCCTCAATGACCTGTCCGCGTAGATTGTTAATCTCATCTACAGTAAGTTCAGCAGCATCGCCTTCGTTTAAACGCTTTGTAGCAAGAGCAATATCTAAACGGTTCTTGTATTCAGCGCGGTAAATCTGACGGGCTAATGGGTGACGAGCCACTGTTGTTTCAGGCAATGAGCCAAGGAAGTGGAACGCACGCTCTACAACCTTACTCATACCCTCACGCCAGTTAGCCGCTTCTGGGCTTGTAGGCACGATACGACCAATAATGTCTGGCATATCTGGGTTATCAGTAAAGTGAGTACGCAACCATTGCTCGGTTGCTTCGCCATTACGGAAGGCTTCTTGCACTTCACCATCTGGAAGGTAGCGGTTATAGGCGCTGTATAAGTCACCAACAAAATCTTCTGCATCCATAGATACATTTAAACGCTCTGACATTACCTTGATACCAGGAACATCAATGTTAAACCTACGAGCATAAGTAGCATTTTCTGGTTTACGCAACCAAGCAACAGCCTGCTCTGGCTTCATTCCATTAAGGAACATTTCAATTACTGGGTCAATGCGACCATCAGGTGAGCGGAAGAAAGTATTAAGTTGGTTTGCATAACCTGTGTAGTACTCAGGCATCTTAGGTGTAAGACGAGCCTCGGTAAAGTTTGTGTGCTCAGCACTAAATAATTGTGCTGGGTGGTCTACAAAATTACGATAAGACTGTGCGTTATCTGTTTGAGATAAAAGAATTGCTCCACCTTCACCACGGAAAGCATCATCAATCTCAATAACTGTTCCATCATAAAGAGTTTCAAAACGGCGACCTGTACCCTGAATAGCACGAGGTGCTGCTATCCGTGCTTCTTCTACAAGGCGTGCATCTAGTCTAGTTAATAGACCATTCATGTCACGCTTTGCTGCAGCCTGCCCATCAGCAAACTCACGAACAAGATTTACAAGCCCGTCTGTTGGATACTTTCCTGTGCTGAGGATGGCTTCAAGTTCGCTAATGCGTTTTCCAAAGCCCTCTGTGCCAATAACTCTGCGAACGCCTTGCGCTCCTCCTGGGACATTTCCTGCACTGGCTTTGGTGCCTTGACCCAATGCAAACTCTGCTGTGGCATCTACATCTCCTGTACCTTGTGTGTTAATAGTAGCATTATCCCAGTCGCCTCTTTTAATTGCGGCAAGGTCGGCAACACTCTTTTGGTTTCTTTCAAGTCCTAGTCTAGCAGCCTTTGCTTTGTCTACAATAACATTTGTAGGTTCAGCCCAGATATGTGGCACGCCATCAATATCTTCTACCCAAGTACCAAAATGGTCTGCTTGTCCAAACTTCTCAAGGTTCTTCTCAAAGTGTTCAGCCACAGAATCAATCCATGCCTTAGGGTTGTTACGCGCATCTTCAACTGAGAATGTATGTGTAGCGCCACGGACGGCAACAGAGAATCCTGATGCAGGTACATCTCCAGTAAATGAAACTGTCGCTCCACCATTTGCAATGGTATCTTCAATAAGTTTAGCAACACGAGATTCTTCTGATAGCAACTGTTGCTGCTTCTTAATTGCATCTAAGCGCTGCTCAGCAAGTCGAACAGATGGTTGCTGTCCAAAGGCTTCAACCATGTCAGGGTCAACAAGTGCTGTTGCGCCACCGTTAGCCTTGGTGTCAGGCAAGATTAACTTGCCAACACCATTAGCACGCATCCAGCCGAGGATTGCATCCTCTTTGCCTTCCCATGCTGCACGAGTTTTCCAGCCAGCAGTTTCGCCAACACCAAGAATCTTTTGCAGTTCTGGATAATCCTTGAGTCCTAGTTGAGTACGATTGCCATTAAACAAACGCACATCAACAGGAAGTCCGTACACCTTGTTGCCAAGGGTTGCTCCCTGATTACCAGGCTTACGGATACGGAATGTGCCTTCAACAAGCATCTTCTGTGAAACATTATATGGGTTGATAGCACGCCATTCACCACTTTGAGGGTTAAGAAGTTCTACCTGATTACCATTGTCAGTGCTATTGATAAAACCTTCGCGCATGTCTGCTGCGATAGTTTGCATAGAAAGTGACGGCTTCTTTGCTTTACCTTCTTTGACAAGTTCACCTTCACGAGTGCGAAGGTTCTTTGGCATTGTGTATGCGCGACCAGTTTTGCGCTTGTAAATTTCAGAGGCTGAAATCTGTGGCATAGCAGCATCGGCATAACGATTTGCAATATCCTGAGACAAACTCATTGCTAATGGACGAGTATTATCAAACCCATTTATAGGAGTAGGTGTTCCGTGGTATAGGTACTCACCAGTTGAATACTGGAACACATCAATAATTTCTCTGAGTTGTCCCTCGTCTAACTTACCATTGAGGTAAGCACGCTCTGCTGCTGGAAGATACGCAAGTAGTTGGTTGTACATGCGGTCAGCAGCCATAAATTCATACTGCTTCTCAGCAAACGCACGGCGCATCTCTACAGAGTTTTCACGCAATCCTTGCGCTACCATGCGGCGGTCTGTAATGCGCTCAATGTCGCGGATGCGGTTTGTGTACCATGCATCAAAACCTTCACGGTTTAAGTCACCCAAAGCCATCAAGCCGTAGCCCTTAGCCATGATAGACATTGCACCTTCTGACACATTTCTTACTGTGTAACCAAGGCGAAGAAGAACAGAAGCCTTCCACATATCATTTAAGATACCCGTGGTGTAGCGCCATGAATCTGGGTCTACTACATTGAAGCCACCTTCAAGAGCAGTCAACAAGCCCTTGTTCTTTGTAAGAACGCGCTCGTAGTTTTCAAGGTCAACCATTGGTAATGCGTTGGCACCTTGGCGCTCTAGGTAAGGAACCTTAAGAATAACATCGTCATCAGTCATCAAGAACTTGCGGTCACGAATCATAGAGCGTGCAGTCTCACGGCGAGACTTGTATGCGCCCCAAATCTGTGCACCTGCTTCATCAGAGATACCGAGTTTGCGGTTAATAGAAGTGATTGCTAAATCTTCAAATGACTCAACTACACGAGCACGAAGTTCAGGAGTACCACCTGATTGGATGTAGTCGTTTAAATGTCTTTCGATAATTGGGTTTGATTCTTCTCCAACAATGCGGCGAAGAAGCCCGCCAAATGCCGCAATTTCGTTATACGAATCAGAATCGTTAAGGTTAATATATCCTGCTGGCTTTTCTTGGAAAGCATCGCCTACCTTTGTTAGACCAAAGTTAACAACCGCAACAAGCGGGTGGTACTTTGTTGGTTGAAAGTAACCTACTGTAGGGAAGTTTGTTGGAGTATCTACATCATCTGCTTTACCACGAACACGACCAGCACGGCGTTCAGCGCGGTTAATAGCCATCTTCTCAAATGGTGAAGCACCAAATGTACGCTTAGTTAAATCTGCACCTTTTGCGTTAAGTGTCGTTAGGTACTGATAATAAACTTCATTTTCATCAAGTACTTTAAGAAAAGCATCTGCAGCATCTAACTTATTGATGTCGTCAACAATGCCGTTAGTAGGAACATTGTTCAACATGTTTATTTCTGTTGTGGATGTGTCTCTAATTTTATCCATAACAAACTTAAAATCTAAACGCTTATCAACAAGGTTTTTCATTGCACCTTTGTCTTTAAGTGCTGTAGCCATAAGAACATCTGCAACATCATCTACAGTCTTTGCCTCACCAAGAAGGTATGACAATGTATCTGCATCGTTAGATGCTTCAATTACTGGGTGACTGCGGATTGCAACTTGGTCGCTTTTAGCCATCCATGAAAGCGTATTGTAAAGTTCTCCGCCTTCTTCACGCCCTGCGTTAATATTATCTGCAAGAGTCTTAGGAGAAATAATTGTTGTCTTGCGAATACTCTTTGGCATAAAGAAATCACGAGCCAAAGATTGTGCGTTAGCATCAACAGCGCCAAGTGGACGAGTAACAAAAGCCTTCTTTGCAAGACCTGCTGCTTTACCAATCTTGCCTAGTGGGTCAGTTACTGTTGAGAAAAATGTATCGTAAGCACCAGTAAGTTTATTTAATGTAAAGTCTGTATAAAAATCTTGTCGGTCATTAGGGTCAAAGATGTCAAAATCTTCATCAAACCCCATGACCATATTTCCACTTATAGGAAACTTTGATTGTAAATAAGCAAGTGCTTGACCTGGAGAAATCTCATCACGATTTTCCCATGACTTCTTTGCATCACCAGTTGCAAGTGTTGTTAATCCTGCTGATAATGGCTCACGAAGGTAACGACCACCAGTTTCGTAAGATATTTGTGCTGCTGGAAGTAAACCTTTTTGAATTACAAAGCCTGCTGTTTTGCGAATTGGAAAAGATACTGTTGATACTGATGTTCTAAACGCATTGCCAGCAAAATTAAAAGCATCGCCTACCCAACTTTTGTCATTAGATGACACAGAAGCAAGGTCGTATAATAAAGTCGGTAAGCCTATATCGTTGGCAAATCCGTTACCTTGAAGTTTTTTGGCAAAACTGCCAAGTGTCTCGGAGAAACTCAAAGTACACTCTTTAAGTATCGTACATAGTTACGGAAATTATTTGATGTCTGTGGCAACTCTGCAAGTGTTGAAAGATATGGAAGTGCTGCACGCATGCGGTCTGCATCTTCCGAGTTTGCCATTCCATCTGTTGCATACATTGTGTTTGGAGCAATGGTTGCACCAGTGCGGACATCTTCCTCAGGGCGCTGAGTTGGAGCATCTAGTCGAACGAGTGGTGCTGCGCTGTCGCCTCGGAATGGGCGTTGACCTGATGGGGAAGGAACTGCAGAGAACGCTGGGTTTGAGCCACTCATTTGTGCTGCAGTCTGTAGGTCATAGAAGTCCTGTGCGCCGTCTATGCCTGCTGCATAGCGTGCTGGTTGACCATTAGTTCCCGCTCCGCCTGTTGCGGATACCTCAAAGTTCTTATCTTTTGGCAGTGCCATAGTTCCCTCACAATTAAGTTCAGTCTTTTAAAATTAGTTGAGCAGTTTTAAATCATGCTCAGGATTAAGAATTACTTACCTGACCCGCGTGTGCCGCTTGGTTGCTTTGTTGTGTACAACATACCTGACTTATTAGACATCTTCTTAACAGATGACTTCATAGGCTTCTGGTAGTTAGGCTTACCTGCTGAACCTTGGTTCGCTGGCTTCTTTCCTGTTGCTTTCTTTGCTGTCGCTTTCTTCATTTTTCACCCCCTTTATACTGGTACTCGTCTTTGGAGAGAAGCCTGTAGATTAGGTTCGCCTCTCGCTGTTAATCCTGCTAAAAGAGATTGAACATCTGGACGACCGCCTGGAGCAATCTGTCCTGGTGCTACACCTTGCATACGACCAGTTGCAGACATGCCTAGTGGAAGTTCGCCCTCACCTGGTGGGACCGCGCCTGGCTGCCCAATCATGTCAGGACTTACGATACCCTCAGGGGTCATCGCACCAGGTGGGGGATTCTGTGGTTTAAACGCATCAGAAACCGCAACCTCAATAGAGGTTCCCTTCTGGCGTGCATTGATAACGGATGAAAGTTTGTAAAGAATGTCAGATGGGTCTTGACCTTGAGAAGCAAGCGCAGGGATAGCCTGAGCATAAGAAGCAATCGCTTGCTTCATTGCATCGCGTAGTTCTTCGGTGTCAACCTTTTCTTCTTCTTGTGTTGCATTGAAAGAGAAAGGCATCTGACGGCGTAGGAAGTCGCGTGAAATCAACTTATCTCCGCGAGCCTGTAGACCGAATACCAAAGCGCGGTTAGGGTCAAGTCCTGCCATCAAACCATATTGAACATCTACAGTGTAATCACCATCAATGTCCTTCTTTGGCTTGTACTTGATGTTGTATGGAGTTCCATTGCGTGTACCGCGTAGGTTCTTCTCAACATCGGCAAATACCATTTCGTCAACCTTGAGAGCAAGGCTCATCAATTCGACAAATGCACGAGCAAACATTGCGTGTGCTGTTTTAATTTGTGTATCGAATCCACCCATAAGGGCTTGAACACCACGACCTGTAACGATTGAAGCATCAATGTTACCTGTACGAGATTCAGGATAACGAGAGCCTAAACGCAACTCTCCTTCAAGAACCTGCTGCTGTGCAAAAGCACCTGCTGGTATCTCCAGTGGAATTCTTCGGACATCTTGAGGTCGTTCTGTACGAATAATAGCATCTGGTCCAAGAGCAATATCACTGACATCTCTTGGTGCGACCATGGGTGCTTGAACTGCTTTAGTTGCTGCTTCAAGTGAGAGAAGTGCATAGCGTGCCTTTGCTACTTGGATTGGCAATACATCATCAAATTGACCACGAGCCTGTGAGTCAAGTGATGGGCGCATAACAACGCGGACCATACATTCGCCAATAGGGTTTTTAGCACGGTCAATAACAAGGTTATTGCGTGTTGGTACAAATAAAACATCTTGGTCTTTGTCGTGATAACGCACAACTTCCAACAAAGATGTCATTGAGTTGTGCTCATCCTTGTCGTACAAGATGTGTGCGTACTCTGGGTACAAAGCCATAAGTTCAGATACTGGCTTCATTGTGCGCTGGTAGAGAGCGTTAACATTTCCAAAGCGGTCAATGATTGGGTAAGAACCAACTGCTTCTAAGAAACGGATGCGAGGCATCTGCGCTTCCATGTCGAACTCTACCTGTGCAGGAACAAAGCCATAAGATACATAGCGGTCTGCTGCTGTAAACATTTGTGTCTGCAAGTCAGAGAAGTCAACATAAGAGTTAACAATTTCTTCACGCTTGTCTGCCTTCTTACGAGCAGCCTCTGACACCATAGTAGGTGAGTTGCAGTTAAATGCTGGTAGCGGAGCAATTACTTCTGACAAGTCGCGTGCTGCGATGTCAACCATATTTGCCACGATAGGATTTTCAAAAGGACCATCGGGGAAAAGGTCTGGGTAAACATCACGCATGCGACCCTTGCGGACAAGCAGCACTGCTTCCATGCGGCTGTCTCGCTCGGCGAATTGCTGGCGGTAGCGGTCATAGTTATCTTTAATATCATCTAAAGATAGAGCCACATTCGCCTCCTGTTCTATGCGTATAGTTCGTCAAGATTGACGGTGTATTGTTTTGAGCGGTCATACGGCGTATGAAACATGCCCATTCTGTTGTGATTCTTAGAAAAGTTAGTTGCACTTGCCAAGCGGTCACGACATCCAAGTTCTGCGAACCAGAACGCCATGACTGTATCTGTTTTTTGTGACTTAGGTGAGTCTGGATACCATGTCACAAGTTGTTCAATGAGAGCCTTAAGACCCTCAGAAGAATGTGTTGAAGGGAACTCAATAAGAGCATTGCCTTCATCCCATCCATAAAACAAAGTTGTTAGAGATGCCACACCAAAGTCTGAGTCCCACTTGTTCTGACCAGTATGGTGTTCGCGCAACATAGAACCACTGCGAGTTAAGAACTCACGGACTTCTCTATCCTGCGTAAGCATTGTCTGAAATGCGTTCTTCTCAACACGCCACTCAGTAACTCTGTAGCGTTCAGTCCAGTCTTTGATTAAGCCACGAATCTCGTCTGGTTTCATCCCCGCAACATTGGAGACATCCAGCAAGTAACGCTTCTGCGTAGAAACATCCAAGCCAAGAACCACAGCGGCGGTATAACCAGAGCCAGCGGGGTCAAGACCAGCAACCACAATAAGCCCGTCCATACCATTAGGTCGAACGCCATGCTTACCCTTCGGGATAATCCCAATATTGCGAGCGCCGTTAATAACGCCTTTGATAGCATCTGATGGGAAAGCAGAATCTTCGTGAACCTGTTGCTGTTGGTAGACCATCGCCCACAAGTTCGGGGACATACGGCTTCGCTTCTTATGCAGTGCTGGACCTGTCCACTTGTCGTAGAGTCCGTCCTCATCAGGTACACCATTGCCAGATACGGGAGGCATGTTGGTCTTAGCCCAGAGCGTAACCCAGTCCTTCGAGTCATCTGCGAACTCCAATACGGCAGGTTGGGCAAAGTATGTCCAAGGGGATGTCTCGTCTGGATAGCGCATAGGGTCACGCAATTCGGAATATAAATCTCGTGGGCGTAGTCGAGTACCTACAACCAGTAGCCGTCCGCCGTCATTGTCAATACGAGACATAACTTCGGATTGAATCCAGTCAATCTGTTTCTCGTATTCATGGGCGTTGGTGTGGTCAACACAGTCGTCCATGATGATTAAGTCAGCACGGGCACCATAGATATGACCACGAATACCCACAGCCTGAACTGTAGGGTCCTTTTCTCCAGAGTCACGAGACTCGGAGGATAGGTAAATTAGGTCCTGCTTCCACGAATCGGAATTTTTTTCATATCCCCCTGGCGGACCAAAGGTTAGTTGTAAATCCTGATAACGAGGATGGGTTAGACGATTCTTGATAGAAAGCAGGAATTTCTGCGCCATAGCCTGTGTCTTGGACACAATCATTATTCTGATGTTAGGGTTCTGGCAAATCCGATATACCGCATAGTTTACTGTAATGGTCGTAGACTTAGCGTGTTCTGGTGGGGTGTTGACTATGATTAAGTCTGATGACCCAGGTTCATAGGAGATGGCAGGATGTAAGTCCTCAGGCTCTCGACCCTCTAGTAAATCAATCCAGTGCTTTTGATGGGGGAATACTTGGACCCCTAAAAATTTTTCTGAAAACTCTGGGAAGGGTGGTACTTCCCCTCGTGGAGAGCCGACCTCACCCCGTGCTGTCATTGAGCGAATCTTGTCAATGGCTAAGGCAAATTGTTCATCAGTCTTTCGGTAGTACTCATAGGTCTTAACTGACCTACCTACGGCATCCATCGCCTTTTGGACGGAGTACCCCTGCATTAGGAAGTCAATGACCTGCTTTTTAATAGCATCGCTTTTATGCGAAGCAGAGGTTGTTCTCTTTCTTTCCATAGCATGCTCCAAAACCATTTGTGGTGAGTTTTGGGGCAAACTCTAACCGAAGGCGAAGTCTAAACGAAGCCGAAGGTTAGGGCTTCATTTAGGGTGCGCCCCTAGAGGGCGCTGTTGCTTAGCAGAGAGGCTCCGATAATTTCGCCTCTCACTATACTATAGGTGTCCAGAAGGACACTATTGGACACTTTATAGCGTGTGATTTACATCACACTGTTGCTTATGGGTAAAAGTGCAGGTCAGACCCCCACCACTATCAAATTTATGTAGGTAGAGATATACCGATACCGATACCAGCAGTTTAATAACCCTGGGGTGATGACTCACCCACCTGCAATGCTTGCTGTTTAAACAGTTAAGCACCTGCTTGCAAGGCTATGCATGCAGGCTTGGCTAGGAACAGGCAGGGCTAGGGCAGGCTGAGGCGCTGACTCTGTATAGGCTCGCGCTCTTTCACAGTATCCGCGCTCCCCCCCAGCATGCAGGCTCAGCATAAGTAGTTGAAAGTTCAACAACCGCCATAAGTTACTCGCCAGTAAATCGCTAAAGTCAGTTGTTTAACGACACTTTAGAGTTATGCCGATACAGTAAGAATCGAATTATCAGTGTATAGCACTGACTTTAGCCTTGTTACTCCTCGGTAACTTACGACTGTTTAAACTTTCCCTGTTCGCTGTGGGCTGTTTTGTGCCACAAAATCCACCCCAAAAGCCTCGTGTCGCAAAAAAGTTTTATGCGTAGCGACCTGCGGTTTTATCTTTTTTGCCGTTATCTGTTGACATCGGTTTAAACGATGCCCTAAGTTTCTCCATGTCGGCAAAACCCCCGACAGACTGGATGCACCAAATGCCTGTACTCAACCGCGAACAGTGGCTGGCAAGCCTTGCCATTGCTGTACGCCCTCACCTTGCCTCAACTATCCAAAACGGAGGCGATGAGGAATCTGCAATTCGCCTTTCCTGTGGCTTTCCTCCAAAATCAGGGCGCAAGGCTGTTTCAGCCTCAATCGTGCCTCCAACAGCCTCAGCCGATTTCACAGCCGAGATTTTTGTGGCTCCAACTGTGGACGATGCCGAGACTGTTGCCCGTCTAATTCTGCCCTTGCTCAAGGTTGCTCAGGCTGGAAACTGGCGTTCAGCCTCAGCCTCGGTTGCCAAGCCTCTCGAGTCGTTGCCCTCATGGGTTGAGCCAATCTTGGCTCGCCTTGGTGCATACCCTCATGCAAAAATCGAGTTAGCCGAGGCTCCAAAACAATCAACTCGCCTCATCAAGGTTGCCTGTTTAAACGACAACTACATTGCCCGAGTTTCTCGCTCAACTCTCGTGAATCTTGGCTCCCCAATCTGCCCTGCATGCAACCAATCTCTAGTGGAGGCTTAAACCATGTCTACTTTTACATACGGACTCGAGTTCGAGGTCAACGGAATCTCACCATCAACCGCATCAACTGTTTTGACTCAGGGCGGAATCAACTGTCTCGCCCCTCGCAATCAGCATGTGCTTTCAACCGAGTGGACAGCCGTTTATGACGGCTCAATCCAAGGAGCCGAGGTAGTTTCTCCAATCCTTAACGATGCCCGTTTAAACGAGGCTTCAACTGTTGCACGCTTGTTGTTAAATGCAGGCGCAAGGGTTGACCGCTCAACTGGTTACCATGTCCATATCGGTTTCGACAGTTTTGGCGATACGCTCAGCGACCGCTTTAACGCGCTTGCCAATTTTTACATCAACTGGCACACAGCACACGAAACAATCGGCACCTTGGTTGCCCCAAGCCGTTTAAACAATCGTTTCTGCAAGGTTCGCACTATTGCCGAGGCTCACGAGACAGCCGAGCAAATCCGCTCAGGCAGAATCGGAATCGGTGACCGCTATGTGTCGCTCAATCTCGAATCTTTTGACCGCCATGGCACAATCGAGGTTCGCCTACACCAAGGCACCTTGAATGGTCGCAAGGCTGTTGCTTGGGCAGAGTTCATTGCAGGACTCATTGATTACAGCAAGGGCAACAATCTGCTCGGAGCAACCTACTCACGAACAGACATCCGTTTAAACAACATCCAAACCCTGCTCGATGAAATCGCACAGGACAACCTCGATGTACGAACAGCGGAATACCTCAAGCAACGCGCCTTGAGCCTACAAGGTCAGGCGTAAGCCGACAGCCTGCCCCAAGTGGGCAAGCGAGGGAGCGTTACCCTCGGCAGGCACAAGCAGGACGAGAAAGCCTCGGACTGTTTAAACAAAGGAGACTGGAATCATGACAATCGAATACGCAATTATGCAAGGTAGCCGTTGTGTTGGTGTAAACCTAAGTGCATCAAGCATGAAGGAAATCAACGACACAATCGCAGAGTTAAACACTGGTGCGACAAAGTTCAGTGCCATCATTGTGAACATCAAGGCTGGTGCTTAATCATGAGATGCAAAGACTGTGGCGCAAGCGTTGACTATTCATCAAGCCAAGACGGAATCTACTGGTCATGCCAAGACTGTGGCGAGGCTACGAAGGTGCGTGTTTAAACATGGACTTATCAATCGTAGATGGTCGCTCGTTTCTCATCGTTGCAATCATTGCCTTAACATGGGCATGGTATTGGCTCGGCAATGAGTAACGAATTGTTATACATCGTGGAAGGTGTAGACCCAAGCGGACGAAAGTTCGCTGGGGTTTACTCCAAATCAGATGCGGATTACCTCGTTGCAAGTGACTGTTTAAACAAGGTTATTGGAACGCGCATCAGTCGTGATACAATTACAACATCAACACCTACAAGACTGGAGAATAAATAAATGTGTGGAATCGCAGGCTTCTGCCTTAACCCTAAGCACCATGTAAACACAACAGAGTTAGCATCGCAGATGCTTCTCGACATCGAACATCGTGGCTATCACGCCACTGGTGTGGCATGGATTAACAAGGAGGGAAAGCGTGCCATTACTAAGGCACCAATCTCAGCCTCTAAGTTCATCGCTACCAAGGCTGGTCAGAATGTATGCAAGGATGCAACAACTGCAATCTTGCATACACGCTGGGCAACTCAAGGTTCGCCAAGTATTAACGACAACAACCACCCAATTCCGCGTGGCAAAATCGTACTCACTCACAACGGACACATCGCCAACGATGACCAACTGTTTAAACAACTCAAGGTTGACCGCATCGGTCAGGTAGATTCAGAGGCTGTTGCTGCATTGCTTGCCTTTACTCAGGGCAAACATCCTGCCGAGGTATTAACACGCATCCAAGGTAGTGCTGCATTGGCTTGGATTACCCAAGACCAAGGCGACACCTTGCACCTTGCTCGTGTATCTAACAGCCCATTGTGGATAGGTCAGACCCTTACTGGTTCACTGGTTTATGGTTCAACAGAGGAGACAATCGAGAACGCAGGCATCATGCTTGGTTCAGACCTTGACTGGTCATACTCAGCAGATGAAGGCGAGTACTTCAAGGTCAAGAACGGAAAGATTATTGAGCATCAAAAGTTCAAGCCTTACCGCTCATCAATCAGCCACGACTGGCGCAAGTACGCAATCGGAAAGTATGAGGATGAGTTAAGCGAGCATGCAAGTTACTATGACTCGCACCTATTCTAAATAAGTTTCGGCTTTTCGTGGAAGGCGAGCCGAATAAGAAACCCCTGCTAAAGCCCCTGCTTTGGCGGGGGTTTTTCTTTTGCCCAACAAAAATCGTTGGGTGCATTATGTGTTTTAACACATAAAAAGTTGACACCCAAATAACTATAGTTGTGTTTAAACAGTTAGCACTCACACCCAGGGACTGCTAATTGCATAGCGTTTAAACAGTATAAGAGTTGACACCCAAATATGTGTACTGTTATTTAAATGTTTAAACAGTGGTACTTGACACGGATGGTAAGGTAGGTTTTACCGCAGGTAAAACTAAAAGATAGATGCGGTTATGTTTAAACAAAAAAATAATTTAAAAAAGTTTTCAAATGTACTTGACACGCATTGCATACAGTATGAGATGATTCTTTCTGTAAGCAACCTTGCTTACCAAATAGATTGGAAACTAGATTCAAATGTTAACTTCAACAGACCTATTCGCTATCGTGATTCTGCTATTCGTATTGGTAGGAACACTCATTGCTCTCATCGTGGGCAACCATGCATTAAGTAACGACAACAAGAACCTACGCAGAACAATTAAAATCTTGAAGGATGCACAGAAGGTAGGCAAGTAAATGGCAGTGGCAAAACGAGACCCTGCAAAGGTACGGATACATCAGAAAGCACAGCAACTAGCGGTTAAGCACCTATGCCACAAGTACCACGAGGAATACACAGAAAAGTACCGAGCGCTGGTCATTGAAATGGGTGGCAGGGTGCATCCAACCAAAGCAGAACGCATCGCTAATCTCAAGCGACAGATTCAAGAACTAGAAAGCGAGGGTGTTTAAACATGGATGAGTTAGAAGTTTTGCGGGCGGAGTACAAGAGGGCACAAGAGAACCCTCTATTCGATGACCCAAAATTATACTGTGTTTTACTTGACCTAATCCAAGCAAGGATTGACGAGATTGAGGTGCGCTATGCCAACTACTAAACAAACCTACCAAGGCTGGGCAAACTACGAGACATGGAATGTTGCACTCATTATCAACAACGAGTACAAACTTTACCTATCAGCCCTTGACTTTATGAAACTATACAAAGGTGCCACCCCATACAAATCATGGGTCGAGCATGCTGGATTAACAGAGAAAGAAACTATTGACAGCGTGCCATTCATTAGCGATAAACTATCTTACGCAGAACTAAATCAAATGATGAAGGGATTGAACTCATGACAACGCTATGGAAAGCAGAGGTTACATCCGAGATGGTGGCACACCTCAGTGAGGACAAGAAGGTAGAGTTTTTTAAGGCTCTATCAGATGCTGTTAACGCGATTGGCGCAGAGTTAGAAGTCGGTCGTGAGTTTAAACATGACTCCAAGTAAGGTAGTTATTAAAAGAACACAGATAAAAATAAAGCAAACCATAATCAAAGGAGACGGACAGATGCCCAAAGGTGCAGTGCTTTACCCCGATGGAACCTATGAAGAAAAGGATTTCAATGGACTCAAAGATATGCAAGGCGCAGTCAATGGGTTGATTGAGATTGTTCACATGTACGATTACTATGGAGATGAAGTACTGACAGGCTATGTAAATGAGGAAGGCATCCTGCTTGGACTACCACTAAACACAGTGGCGAGCGCGTTGTCTTTCATGTTCGGCAATAACCCAATGATGCTTGGCAACATGATTGTGCTAGGCAAGGATGATGGAGAAGGCAATGACACAGACATACCGCAGGACATCCTCGCGTTCATCAAGAAAGTATGCGCGGACAAGAACAAGATTGAAGCAGAGTATGAACCGACTAACGCCTAGCGGTAGGTTATGGCTGGTCACAGTCATCGTGTTCGTATTAGCAATCGCATTATTTCCCCGCGATTCCAAGTCAGTGATTCCGTTTAAACACTCACCGATGTCAGGTCAAGTTGTTGCGTATTACACAAACGACTACCAACGCTACGCCATAGACCAACTCACCAAGGATGGACGGCTTGAACAGTGGTCATGCCTGCATGATTTGTGGACACGCGAGAGTAACTGGCGACCAGCAGCATTGAACAAGGAAAGCAAAGCAGCAGGCATCGCACAGTTAATGCCAGTCACATGGGGCTTGGTTGGACACAAGCAAACCGAGGACGGATACTTACAAGTGGATGCAGGGCTTGCGTACATTGAAAGAAAATACGGAGGCAATATCTGCAAGGCGTATGCTTCTAGTCTTTCAAGAGGATGGTACTAGGTGGTACCCAAACTATCCAGCACGCCTAAGTTCCACAGAATAATGCAACAAAAAGTTATAGATGGGTTGAAATACTTTCGGCTTAACTACAACGGAGAAGTTATGTCAGAGGGTGCATGCCGAGGTTTAAACACAGAGATGTTTTATCCCGAGGTTGTACAGTTTACAAAGGTTGAGACAAAGTTCTATGAAAATCTATGCAAGGACTGCCCCATTGTCAGTGCTTGCTTGGAGTGGGGCTTGGCTCATGAAAGGTATGGGGTATGGGGTGGCACAACACCCGATACTAGAACAACGCTTCGGAGGAAGTTAGGTTGGGCAATGACAGACCCAAATAACTTTACCGATTCGCTAGTTCGTTCGTAGTCTGATAGGCTACAACAGAGAAGCACCGCTTGAGGTTCCAGTCCCTCGCGGTGCTTCTTCTTTTATGCCAAGTTAATTTCTTTTTGCTTAGCCAACATAAAGACTTCATCGGCTAGGTCATCAAGGTTGCCATGATTAAGAATCAAATCATCAAACCGCCAGTTATCCATTGCAGTTTCAGATGTATGTAAGTTGACAGGCTTGTGTCCTTCACGCTGTACACGCCAGACTTGTCCACCTCTTTTGATAATTGCTTGTGCTTCATTAGGAAAGCGAACATCAGCAAACACAACGCGCTCTTGCTGCACTTGTTTAAACGCTAAGTCAACCCAGAAGTTTTCGCCAAACATTTCTCTACCAACTTCGGTGCCAAACACTTGTAACAAACGGCGTACCTCAGGGTTAGTCTTGGCTACATCCCAACCATAATCATTCACAAGATGAGCCAGAGGTTCATGGTTAATAGTAGGGTTTAAACGCAACAGTGCCTCACGCATTGGGTCAGCAAATGATACGCGCTTGTATCCATAATTCAAACACAACAGTTCAGCAACTGTATCCTTGCCACTGCGTGCGTATCCACTCAAACCAATAATCATTTCATCTCCTTTATGTATCCACACTTAGTACATTTAACCCACCAAAAACTTGCTTGTGGGTCTATCACATGCCATAAATAATTAAAACAAAACCGATGGCGAATCCGTTTAAACATTAGTTATCACTTACCTCTTGTCGTGCTTCTGCATTACTGCGGTTACGCCTACGCCCATACCACACTGGCGCTTCGCCACCTAATCTATCTTGCAACTTAGTCAACGCTCTCTTGACACGCTTGCGTATGGCTTCCTCTGTTGCTTGGTATTCCTCAGCCAATGCATCAAACTCCATGCCACCATCAGCATACCTCAGCCGCAGCAGCGCCTGGTCTGCATCGTTTAAACGCTTTAGCCCCGCCGCCACATCAGATAGCAAAGCCATTCGGTTGCCACCTTCTGCTGGCTTGCTTGACTTAGACACATACTCATTGCTTAAGTCTGCTGTATCTGTCCACCCTTCATGCTCCCACACATCACGCAATAGTTCGTGCAGTACCTCATGGGTGTAATAAAAACTATCAGACATAGGCGTGCGTGAGTGGTGCATGCGCTCTTTTGCAACATACTTCTGTGCTTCATTGTAGAAAGTACGGCGTAGTTTAAACTTCAACGACTCTTGCTGTTCCCATTCTTCTATCTTGTGCCAGTGTTCCAACGCCCACAAAGATAAGTGTTGGTACACATCATCAGTAGTTACCAGTCCACGATGGATGCGGTTACTGCGTGATGCAACTTGTCGTGCTGTGCCATAGATAGTTTCCCAAATCTTGTCTTGCTCATCCATTGCGACTCCTAATAATTTCAATGGCTTGTTTCCTACCATTAGTGATGCCATCTATGTAAGCAGAAGGCTTGCCACTACCAGTATCTTGCATGCGTTCAGCAGGAATAAAGTAGCAAGCCTGTTCGATAGCCTCTATTAGTTCTTCGTCACTCATCCTTGTATTTCCTTGTCGCTGTCATTAAATCATCTACTGTTATGAGGTATCCCTTACTTAGGTTCGGGGGTATCTCACACTTAATCTCACGACCAAACTCTTTAACTGCGTAGCGAAGCACATCAGTGGGTACAATCAAGGTAGATTCCTGCAATACAAATGCCCAGTATGCTGCTTCTGTTACACCCAATCCACTTGGTGCCCACGCTTCTGTCTTTACAAAGTAACATTCAGTTTCTATGTATAGGTTGTTGGTCTTGAACCACTTGCGGTCACGCTTAACTTCTACTGTTCTTCCTCCAGTTAATAATTCGTCAACTAACTGCTCGCCTTTTCTCCCGTACCCAAAGTCTAAATCAAAACTAGAGTTTTTAGCCATTGTTTAAACACCCGCTCGTTTATGTAGTCCTTCTGCGCCCTCGGCGAGGTACACATCGTTCACATCACAGTTCTCAGGCATAAAGATTGGAAACACATTGTCCAGTTCACGAGTGATTGTCTTAGCCATCTCCTTACCAGCGTTGTCACCATCACAGAACAACATAATCTTTTCCCAGTCCGCAAGGACTCGTGTATAAAACGGCTTCCAGTTATTAGCACCAGGCAAACCAACCGCAGCGAAGCCCACTTGTGTGGCAATCATCGTGTCAATCTCACCTTCACAAATGACCAGCACATCAGAGTCTGTATTCAATGCAGCCACATTAAAAATGTGTGTGCTTGCACCAGGTCTTGATAGATACTTCGGTCCGCTATCTGCGTTTAAACTGCGGAAGCGTATGTCAATTACTCCTGATGGTGTCAGGTATGGGATAGCCAACTTACCTTGGTATGGTTCGTGCCCTGTCTCAGGATTCTTTACGAAGCCGAGGCGGAACATAAGTGCTGTCTCCTTGGTTATACCGCGACTCTCCAGATACGGAGCCACCTCGTCTAGGTTTCTTTCGTAGTTCTCTGTTGCTTTCGCCAGTAATTCCCTCTGCGATTTCGAGAGCCTTGACATAGGTAACTCCTTCTTTCTTCATAATGAGTGAGTAGACATCACCAGACATCTCGCATGCAAAGCAGCGGAAACCACCGTTGTCTATGTTTAAACGCGCTGACTTAACCTTATCATTGTGGAAGGCACAGCGCACTGTTACCCAACCACCGCGATTAGTTGGTACTGTAAATCCGT